GTGGGCTCCAGCATCTCCCTCGCCGGGTCCTTAAGGGGGACCAAGCCATACCGGGGTTAGAATAAACCAAAAGTTATGCCACTTCGTGCTCGAACTTATAATATCTTTCATCACTGAAGGTCTCGATGGTATCATCAAGAATAAGTCGATCCCGAAGTTCATCCATATCGTAGAGACCAATATCGTACTTGGCCATGATCACGTCTAAGAATTCGTCATCGCTCAACACCAGAGGCTCTTCGACAATACGGCGACACACGTCCTCTACGCTCTGGACGCCTTGTTTAGCAAACCAAGTTAAGTCGTGCAAAGAAACGTTGTCGAAAGATTCGCCGGTGGAGCGAGCGCGGGTTAAGAACGCGTCACGCATGTAGGCGACATGCCGGAACTCGTAGGCATAAGATAGGGCCTTCCCGCACATGTACTGCTCATCGGTCACTTCGCTGTTGCGATTTGCACGGGCATTAAACCGGCAAAGCGCTTTCCCGATGAGCGGAACCATGCAATTTTCTTGCCCTACAGGAACAAAAAACCTGGACAAAAAGGTGAGGTCACAGTAAAAACGCCTGTGTGCACAGGTCAGTTTCATACCGGCTGATTTGCAATGCTCTACCCAAGACTCCAAGTCAACTTCCTGTGATAAGCCTGCGGCTAAATCGTCGCCCAAGACGGCGGCCCGGGTTTTAATGTATTTCATTTTCCGCGTGAACGACCACCAAAGGGATAGGTTCCATACTGTGTTGCGACCCGTGGTGTCAGTTCCACCGGTGGCCAATTGATTATAAATCGTGGCACTGACACCGTAATCGTACGAAACCACCCTAAATGAGCGGCTATTCATTACATAAAACCTGCGGAACCATAACGGGGCTCCACAACACTTCAACCAGTGTGCAAAAATCTCGTGAACGTCCGACAGTTGGCTCTTGTCATTTGCGGAATAATCGCCTTCTACGTACCTGTCACACCCCACAAGCGTGTTGGCAATCTCCACGTCTTGTTTGGTATAGGCGAAAATGACTTTTTCAACACTGTCGTCCGAGAACTCGTCTAACGCGTGGGAAAGCCGCTTATTGAACTCATCCATAAGCGGGCCCGTGAGAACGTTGTATTCATCCGATCCCACGTAAATAACACGCGGAGCCCATGATGGGTCATTTCGTTTTAAGAGCACTTCACCCTTCACCATGAGTGACTTGGTGTTAAGGGTGCGAAAGTCCACATCGTGAAGACGGTTAAGGGCCATTGCCATTCTGGACTGTTTCTCCGGTGGGAACTTAGAAACCCACCGGTCGAATATGTCTTGGGTCCAATCGAACGGCTCCATCTTCGGGAAGACGAGGGACGCCAGCTTCTTGGCGTCCTTCACAATACTGGGGCAAACTCTCTCGTCACTATGGAAGTTACACCGCTTATGGAAAGCGGCCAACATTGATTCAAAATCGTTGCCAGTGACGACCGGTACCTGTTGAGACAGTACCGGACCCATTTGATCAACAGGTGCGTGAACGGGAGCATTGATGCGAGGAGCGTCATCAAGCCGGAAATCACGCAGCTGCGGGACGAACGGTCGCACTGGTACGAGGCGGAGCCTCCCACTGTCATCATAGACATGGTCACCGTAGTCACGAGTTGCCTCGACTAGGTCTGGGAGTGGGCGGCCCCGCCGTGAGTAGTGCGAGTGTCGTTTTTTGGGCAGTTTTGCGGTGTTTGGAATGGTGAACTATACGCCAG